ACACCTGATGCAGCCGCCGAAGTTGGTCTGTTGCGTCACGACGCGCGTACAAGGTTAGTCGTCCCGAGAGTGTGATGTACTCAAAAGGACGGGTGAGCGGATTGAGTCCCAGTGACTCACACAACGTCTTGTAGTAGAGCAGGCGCTCCTTAGGCGTTAGGTGCTCAAGGCGACCCTGCACAATCACTTTCTCAAGTGCCGCATCATCCAGCGGCTGGGGATTAGAGGGATACAGAACAGGTTTCATGGCTACACCAAAAAAGTGAAACAATTAAGTCAACTGGGATAGCGCAGCTTTAAGACGCTCAATTTCTTTTTCCATCGCTTTGAGTAAGTCGATTGCATCTTCGGTTGGTGGATAACTTCTGCCACTTATTGGCCATCCATATATCACAAGATCGCCACAATTATACAACTCTCCTCCATCCAAGAGTTGTATTATACGATAGACTTCGGTCTTATAGTCGATCATGGCTGGACCTCCTGAGTGGTGGATTGAGTAACCGATAGGTCAATAACACCCAACACATACGCATCACGCACAATTGCCGCGCAGTAGCGATGATAGTCGACATAGTCGAGCGGCAGTATATCACGACCCGTAATAACGAGTACTCTATCGCCCGGATAGTGCACATGATCAGGTACTCTGTCACACTGCTTGGCGGCTAGTGCATAGCAATCTATTGCGACAGCGCCATCAACATCGGTGGATATGTAATCACCAGGCTGTGCGTTGTAATCCGCATGATCAGGCGACACGACCATGATTGCAATCACAGCATTATCCTCGCGCCACTGGTCAACGACTTGGCAAGCAATGGGATGCAATTGGCGGAGACTAACATATTGCGACATGACTACACCTATATGATTAGTGGGACAATAATAGATAGATATTAAGGTTATTCAGAGGGGGCGCAGAGTGCTGCGCCCCACTCCTACTTACAAATTATGCATCGTAAGCGGTAAGATTGTAATGACGACGTTCGTAGGCATACTTAATATAGAGAGAGACCTGCTCGAGCTCCTTGTCGAGAAGTTTGCGCGCATCATCGTCTACATCAGACATACCAGTTTGCATCCAGATGTGTTTGCGGATCTGATGCCACAAGTACTCATTAAGTGTCTCGGGCAAGTTGTAATATCGGTACGGTTCCACCGAGAAGTCGGGGTCATACTTACGGATAGCTCTTACAAGCATTTCTACGACAAGATCATCAGTCTCCTTGGCGATCTCGGCTTCGGTCTTGTTTTCAACGCCGAGCTCATTGCCGAGTACTGCTACCTTGCGGGCTTGCCAACGGAGCCAGCTAAGATTGCGATCCATATATGTGCTGTACAGCATGACTACACCTATTAGATTGGTTATACATACATGCCACATTGTGTGGCAATTCTTACGACGCAAAAATAAGTAATTTATTTTCGTTTGTCAAGAGGTTTTGAAAAATTTTTTTTTCTTTTTCCCTCTTGATGATTGGCACGGTGATTGCTATTACCGCGTCAATCTTGAGGTTTCCGGTTGCGAAAGAACAATTAACAGTCTAATTGTTACGACGCAAAAATAAGCAATTAATTTTGACTTTGCAACACTTTATGAAAAATTTTTTTTATTTTTTCGAGGGTAGTTTGGCACGGGGTTTGATAGGATTTTGCCATTTCATTACTCTGGCAATGGTGCGCTTGTAATTACAAGTGTAATGCGTATATTTGCACGATGGTAATATCCGCTCAACAACCAGATAAGCGCCGCGAGTATCGCAAGAAGCTGATCACGTTCCTGCGCGACTGCCACTACCTCGCCAACAAGCCAAGGCAGCGAAAGGATATCTTGATGATAGTCGAGGCGTTCTTCGAGCAGGAATCATTCTCCACATACGACGTCCAAGCGCTTGTTGGCAGGGGAACATCTTACAGCTATGCACGTAAACTCGTTAATCATCTTCTCCGCCTCAAGTGTCTCACGAAACTACCAGGACGACAATCACGCAAGACGCTTTACACATTCCACTCGCCGTCAATCATCAACCACATTCTCCCCACACACGCAACGAACCGCTCAGCGTACGAAGTTGCACCGCATGAGAATAATATTAGTTATTCCAAAACTAAAGAAGTGAAGCTGCGCTCAAATTTTTCATCCCATCAGTCAGAAATCAAGACAGAACCTTCGCCTTCTACTCCTTCCAAGCCACCAGCAAAACGAAAACGAGAGTGCGCTGACGTCTATGAGCACTGCAAACACAAGCCATCATTACTCAAGGAACCACTCAGAGTAGATGAGCATTATCCCTTCTGGCGTGACATCATGCGACATATTAGGGAGTGGCATGCAGAGCGGGGTCAGGAATTCACGAAAACGTATTGCTCATTGCTCACTTGGTATTACAAGCAAGTCAAGCCTACTATCTATCAAGCGCTCGACATCATTCGCGTCATCAACAACTACATCAAGCAAGGTGTGGTCAGAACGTTGCGCCAACTGATATGGCGGATCACCTACGCCGTCAACCTCATCATGCGCAGACGCACGATGAAACAAGCGTGGTTCTATCTACCGCCAGATCAGCGAGAGCCGAAAAAGAAAGATCCGCCAAAGCCTACATACTCGTCACCGAAAAAATCAGAATCGCGTAACATGAGAGACATACTAAGCGAGGTCGTTATTGCGTTGCAAGGCGACAAGCAAGAGCAACCGAAAGCACCTCCGAAGTACGTCGTGATTGACTCGTCGCAAACCTCTATTGCTGAGCTCTACAAGCAGCGGTTCGGAAAGTTACCAACGGATACCGCAAAAGTTACCGATGTTACCGGAAAAAGTTACCGCGGACACGCCGCCAGACGCTTCCAGCAAAACTGGAATGAAGTCTTCGGTCGCGACTGGACAGAAGAAGATATAGAGAGTGTCCGCCAGATACTTATCGCTTCGAAGCAAGGTCACCAAATCGATTCAGACAATACCGCAACGCCACTCAAAGAGTTTTGCGATGCGTTGTTGAAAGTGCTTGAGCAACGGTTGAACAGTTAGTATTTTCGCCTTCGGCTATGCGTTACTATATCGGCGACGATTGGACGATTACGTACGAGTTGACCGACCCTAACGGTCAGCCGATAGACGTGACAACTGCAACGGCACAGTGGCGGCTATATCGAGTTGGTAGTGCTCCGCTCGTGAGTGTTGCAGGCACGTGTGGTGCTAACGGGCGAGTTGATGTTGTCGTGCCATCGAGCACAACCTCGACTCTACTTCAAGGCATCTACACATGTGATCTCGTCGTCACACACTCGCCAACTAATAAGCGTACCTATGCGCAGACAACTATTACCATCCAGCATCGCCCATGACGCGGATCATCGTCAACGAGAGTCCCATTATTGCACGTGTGCGTGAGGTTGTCAAGGTTGACACGCCGCTTTCGGTGCCGCAAGCGAGTGAGTCGACGGCTGGTATCGCAATGATTGCGACGCAGGCGGAAACCAATGCTGGCACAGTTGACAACGCTATCGTCACACCGCTCAAACTTGCTAACTGGTCAGGACGGATCCGCAAGCACGTGACAACGATTGGTGATGGTTCAGCGACTCAGTTTGATGTGACTCACAACTTCGGCACGCGCGATGTTATCGTACAAGTGTTCAGAACGAGTGGCAACTACGACCAAGTTTATTGCGATGTGAAGGCGCACACCACTAACGTCGTGCGGCTCAACTTCTCAAGCGCGCCTGCAACGAATTCTCTTCGTGTCATCATCCTCGCGTAATCTATGCAAGACCTATCGCAACGTAAGCCACCGCAGCTTGCAATCCAAGCCGAAGACACATCGCCGACTGGTGAGAACGGAGCGCTTGTGTGGTCAACACAAGAGGGGCGGCTCCTTACTTACAACGAGGACGCGGGGAGATATGGAGTGGTGGGAGTAGATTCAGCATTAGAAGCTATTAAAATGCCGTCCGTAAACTATTACTCGTTTGTGGCATTGATCACATCTACGACGTTAGCATTGGCGGCAAATCGACAGTATTTTTTACCATTCTACCTGACCGAGGACAGAAGCATTACTGCGATGGGTTATAATGTTACAACGGCAGCATCTTCGGGATCAGCATCAGTTGGTATCTACAATACGCAGGTCGTTAACGGCATCTCGATGCCTTACCAATTATTGACGTCTGCAACGAGGATGAACATTACTACAACCGGCATCGAGACTGCTACTCCAAGTCCAAGCATAACGTTGCGTGTTGGCATAATGTATTGGGCATCGATCTTAGTAACTGCTAATGTTACCGTACGTGCGTGTGCACCAGTGACTCGTATGCTTAACATGTTTTTCAACTCTATCACATCGGTATATCTAAACAACAATACCGGCAGTCTCGTCAACCCAGCACCAACAGATAATTATATCGCACAATCGTTAACAGCACCACTCCTCATTTACACCTAACCATGCCCCGCCCGACTCGAGACACATGGATTGAAATCCGTGCAGAGCGCGAAGCTGGAGCGAGCTTCGGCGAGCTGGCGGCGAAGTACGGCGTCAGCAAGACCGCCATTGTCAAGCGTGCGAACAAGGAGGGATGGGGCGATGGGACTGATGTTGCTGATGTCATCCGTCGCAAAGTCAACGAGAAGCTCACTGGCACGACGGTGCCCGCCGACAAGAAAGCACAAGCGATTGATGCAGCGGCGGAGAGAGCAGCGGAGATTGTCAGGCGTCATCAGGAGGAGACCAACGCTGCACGTGAGCGTCTCTATGCAGGGCTCAAGGCACACAAGGCGGCAACGACGCGAGAGGAGAAGGTGCTTGCGTTCGAAGATTTGAAAGCGGCAAAGATAGCGGCAGAAACGCTTGCAATTATCCAACGACTCGAGCGTATCAACTGGGGCTTAGACGACACCAAGCCGAAGATGGAGATTGTCATTGAGCGTAGTTACGGAGTGATGCCATGAACGACTGGATTGCTGGCAAGATTGAGCATTGGAGTATTGATAAGCTCATTCCTTACGCACGCAATGCGCGCACGCACTCGCCTGCTCAGATTGACCAGATTGCAGCAAGCATTGCAGAGTTCGGCTTCATAAATCCCATCCTTGTTGGCAGCGATGGTGTGATTGTTGCTGGTCATGGTCGGCTCGAAGCGGCACGCAAACTTGGTATGCAGACTGTCCCCGTGATAGTGCTCGACCATCTAACACCAACGCAACGACGCGCACTTGTGATTGCCGACAATCGCATTGCTGAGAATGCTGGCTGGGATGTGGAGATGCTGTCATTGGAACTCGCGGAATTACAAGAGCTTGATTTTAACTTAGAGTTGACGGGATTTAGCGACGAAAAATTCGGATTGTTATCGTTGGAAGATAGAGATGAAGAGCAATCAGAATCAAGCGCTAAAGAAATTGACGTTGATAGTTACAAGATGATGCACAAGTGTCCAAAATGTGGGTTTGAGTTCAATGACAGTGGAAAAACCTGAGTGTGCGTGGAGCTTGAAAGACCTTGAGTCTGTGCCACGAAACGGACTTAAAGTTATGACCACATTTGCGGGTGGTGGCGGTTCCAGCTTAGGCTATAAGCGTGCTGGATGTGATGTAATTGCTGCTAATGATATTGACCCAGAAATGGCGTGGCATTACAAGCAGAATCTAAATTCGAAGCACTATTTTTTGTGCTCTATCAGAGACTTGATCAACAATGATCTGCCTGATGAGCTTTATAATCTTGATATTTTAGATGGCTCTCCGCCATGCAGTACGTTTAGCATGGCAGGTAAAAGAGAAAAAACGTGGGGAAAGGAAAAGTATTTCCGAGAGGGTCAAGCAAAGCAGGTGTTGAGTGAATTGTTTTTCGACTATCTGGCACTGGTTGAAAAGTTAAAACCTAAAGTAGTTATTGCGGAAAACGTGAAGGGAATGTTGATAGGCAATGCTAAAGGATATACCAAAATGATTGTAACTCGGCTCAAAGAGATTGGCTACAGACCGCAATTATTTTTACTCAATGCAGCAGATTGTGGCGTACCGCAGAGGCGTGAGCGCGTGTTTTTTATTGCCGCGCGTAATGATCTTGATTTGCCGCCGTTGAAGCTGGCTCCGAAGCATCGATGGATTAGCGCTGAAGAGGCAACGAAAGATTTGCAAGAGTTGACAGAATCAGAGATTGCTGACACTGCGCCAACTAATATAGATCGTCTATTCTATCACTTGACAAGACCTGGTGATTCTTACGATACTGCATGCATGAAGTTGCGCGGGAAAAAATCGTATTACAATTGGATCCGCTTACGTAAAGACATGCCGGCACCAACATTAGCTGCAAGACATCATGTATTTAGCCATTGGTCGGAAATGCGCAAGCTGACGTTCCGAGAAGTAAAACGACTCAGCTCATTCCCGGACGATTATGTTGCAAAAACAGATAAGATTGGCAAATACATAGTAGGTATGAGTGTGCCGCCGAAGATGACAGAGCAAGTAGCGCGTGTTGTAATTGATCAATGGCTATTACGATGACATGCGTCATCCGCATTTCGCCGCTGTCTCTCCACGCTGGTCAGCGTCGCGTACTCGAGACAACTGCGCGCTTCAAGGTAGTAGCGGCAGGACGACGATTTGGCAAGACTCTGCTCGCAGTTGAGTGGCTCACGTTGATGGATGGCGGAGCAATCGAGGGATTCCCCGTTGCATACTTCGCGCCAACTTACAAGTTGAGTTTCGAGGTATGGGACAACGTTGTGCGCACGCTGCAATCAGTGACGCAGCGCTCATCTCGGACTGAGAGACGTATCGAGCTAATCACTGGTGGCGTGATAGACTTCTGGACGTTAGAGGACAAGGACGCTGGTCGAGGACGCAAGTATGCTCGACTTGTCATTGATGAGGCAGCACATGCGACCTATCTCAGGGAGGCGTGGGAGGAATCAATTCGCCAGACGTTGATTGATTTCAAGGGCGAGGCGATGATAATCTCGACGCCGAATGGGCGGAACTACTTCTACGACCTCTACATGCGTAGTCTTGCAGACAAGGAGTGGGCATCGTTCCAAATGCCAACTTCGGCAAACCCGTTCATCTCTCCTGACGAAATCGAGCAAGCACGACGTGAGTTGCCCGACCTTGTTTTTCGGCAGGAATACCTTGCGGAGTTCGTCGCGATGAGCGGCGGGCTCGTCAAATCGGAGAACATCATTTACGCGGAGCCAACTATAACCGATGATGCGCAGATAGTCGTAGGTGTTGACCTTGCCATCAGCAAGTCAGTGCTCGCCGATTACACTGCAATCGTCACTGCCATCCATAAGGACGGTAAGGTTATCATCGCTGATGTGCAACGCGGGCGTTGGAACTTCCGCGAGGTAGTCGAAGTCATCAAGCACGTTGCGCAGAACGCGTCGCTGGTCGTCATAGAAAGCGTGCAGTACCAAGCGGCGGTTGTGCAAGAATTGATAGCTACAACACAGCTTCCAGTCATCGAATACGTGCCCGATAAGAATAAGATTACACGGTTTCTCCCATTACTTGCACGCATTGAACATGGGCAGGTGATGTTCTCGCATTCATTGCCACGATGGTATTTCGACGAGTTGTTATCATTCCCAGTTGGACAGCACGACGATTGTGTGGACGCGTCTGTCTATGCAGCACTCGTTCCGCTGAGAAACAACCTGCAAATCTTGGCTCTTTGATTTCGTATTTTGGCGAGAGTACAAAAGTGGCTTCAAGATGGACAACGAAATCGCTTGGCGCTTACTCAACATTGCGACCACGATATTGATTACGATGCTAATGTACACTATCAGACAGTTGGCGTCGGACGTGCGTAGTTTGACGCAACTACTTGGTGACTTACGTGATAGGGTTGCACGGTTGGAGGGGCGAACCTATGTCGAGTGAGAATAACATCACTCCCGTGCCACCTTATAATCCGATGCCTCATTGGTATCGAAAACGAGATGATGAGCAACGGCGCATACTAACAGAATGGCTGCGCCGAGATATGTACAACCACTATCGTACCAATCCCATGAGTCGAGACCGGAAAACAACAATCGCTGGTGTGCTTGCAGGAGTTGCAATGATTTTGCGAGCGCTGAACATCGCTGACATCCCAGAGTTCATCTTAGATGCAGTGACGGCGGTGGCGGTGTTCTTGCTTGGTCTCTTCGCAAGCGACAAGCGGAAGAATGGATGAGTCCATTTTCAATGAGTGCGTTGAGCTCGTCAAGCACTTCGAGGGCTTCCGAGCTAAGCCATACTTGTGTCCAGCAGGTTACTGGACAATTGGGTATGGCACTCGCTCTGAAGAGACAGCGGCGCCAATCACTCAAGAGCAAGCAGAGCAGCTTTTGAGGAAAGAGTTGCAAAAATTGCAACGGTCACTTGTGCATTACATGCTCAAGGATTCAGAAGTTGCGGCGCTATCATCGCTTGCTTACAATGTAGGATTATCGACCGTGCGCAAAGGCACTCTCTACAATGCACTCAAAATAGGATACAAAGACCAGTGGTATATGATCCTGCATTACTCAAAGTCAGGCGACAAGCGACTTCGTGGACTATTGCGTCGTCGTTGTGCTGAGCTAATCCTTGCGCACGGTGGTGATTGGCGCACGTGGAAACGCTATGACAAGAGACTGGCAGACCTATTACAAGACCATACGCTCGCATACACGATAGGCAATGAAATTATTCGAGGCGTTAAAGAGACGCAAGCCAATCGAGCAGCGTAGCTCGCTCGCGGCGGCGATTGTGTCGCAGCTGAATAAGGCAGCAAGCGGGAGCAATCTTGCCACCGTATGCGAGACGTATTTCGTTCAATCCGCAAGTGAGGCTCGTTATAATCACGATTGGCTTGACAGCAGTCTCAAGGACATTGCACGCTACTACATTACGACGGGAGCTGTTGCAATCCATCGTGTTGATGCAAGTGGTAACCTTGAGGCGTTGCCATACGGTGGAGAAGATGGATTTGCAGTGCGTGCAATTGGAGGAGAGCCGAAGGTTTTCATCCGCGGCAACGCAGCAAGCGATTACGAAGTTGTGACGTGGGGAGCACGAGCGTTGAATGAAATTGTTGCTCCTCGAGACCTTGCAAAGGATGAGTTGGCGCTCGACAAAATCGTGCGTGATTATGTGCAGACGTCAATCGCAGCAGATGAGTACTTCCGTCGTGCAATCATCCCTGATCCGTCTGTCGTCCTTACGCAAGAGTCGTTGAACCAGCTGCGCTCTTCATTACTCTCTGCCCATCTTGAAAGCAAGGGCGGCACGATGATTTTACCAGCACGCTTTGAAGTTCAATCGTTCGAACCGTTACTTGAAGCCCTCAATTTTGAGAAAATTGCACTCGCTGTTGAGTCGCGTTGCGCGGCGATTTACGGCATCCCCACCATATTACTCGGACTGCAATCGAGTGCTGCCCATTCGACCTACGCCAACTACGAGCAAGCAAGACTCGCCTACGTCCATAACATCCTTGTACCATTTTGGCAGGCGGTGGGTGATGCGGTTGCGCGACTTACTGGGGAGGAGATAGCGCTCGACCGCGATAGTGTACAAGCGCTGCAGGAAAGTGCTGTATCAAGCACAGTTGCGCTCTATAAGGAGGGCATTATCACACTTGATGAGGCACGAGAGCGCTTGGGTTATGAATCTGTAGGCAGCATTGAGACCACTCAACAGATGGTGGAGCAGGAGAGCGAGGAGCTTTGGTATCAGCGTGTTCAAGGTTCCTACTCTCTTCTCGAGCAGCGTATAGCGTCAGCGATGAGAGCGGAGCTGTCGGCTATCGTCTCTGAGCTTGAGACAGTGGACAGTGTGCAGCGTGAGCTAATCTTGCGTAGTGCTGGGCGACGCGTTGCAGCTAAGATTCAGCAGGCGGCATCAACGACTGTGCGCTCTATTGTTCGCGATGCGTACCAGGAAGCTCGAAGCAAAGCGGACAAGTTCCTCGAAGACCCAGTTGCGAAGGTAGTCAACTCTGCTGAGAGCATCATCGCTGAGATTGTGGAGCACGACATGCAATACACATCGGCGACGCTCTACGACAAGTTGAGCGCTGATGCAGTGGTTGACCTTGCACACGTTGCGCTGGTGGCACGGACACTCTCGACGACAATCGTTGCAAGGTTGCAGACAGAGACGTGGGCGACGATGAACCAATTGCTCAAGGATAAGCGTCGAACAATCAAGAAGTATTGGATTTCACAACGTGATGACAAGGTGCGTGACCATCACCAAGAGGCGGACGGTCAAGTCGTGCCAGTTGATGGAAAATTCAAACTTAGAGACAGCAAAGGTGGCATAGAGTTGTGCGATCATCCTGGTGATGCACGACTCTCGCCAGCCAATCGTATCAATTGCAGGTGTGTATTACGTCCACGAAGAGGTTAACAATGAACAATCGTCAACTCATCACATTAGCACTTAGAGAGGCAAGCAACGGGCGGATTGTGGCCTATGCATCCGTCTTCGACGTTGTCAGCCAGAGCGGCATCATCATTCGCAAGGGAGCATTTGCGCAGTCACTCGATACGCTCAAGACCAACGGCTATCTCCTCTACAACCACGACCGCGATGGCTTGCCGATGGGCATCATTGAGAGCGCGCAGGAGGACGATTACGGGTTGCTCATCACAGCACAATTCCACTCCCATCCTCAAGCGCAGTCGTTGCGACAAATCGTCGAAGAGCGCATTGCTGCGGGTGTTGAAGTGTCGATGAGCATTGCTTTCTACGTTGACGGTTACGAGCAGGATAGCGAGGGTCATGTTATCGTCACGCAAGCGCAGATTGTTGAGTGCTCCATCGTCTTATTCCCGGACAATCCCGAAGCACGAGTTATCACTGTTCAAGAGCGCAAGCCACTTCGTGAACAGATTCGAGATGCTATCTCTGCAATCGAGGCGGCAACGTTCGAGGCGTCGTACACGACTAACAGAATCAAGGCATTGGCACAACTTCGAAAGCAGGAGAACAGAGACATCAGCGACGAAACCAAATCAACAATTGAGACGTTGTCCCAGCACGTCGAGCGCCTTCAAGCAGCGCTGGCAAGCATAGCGCATGACTTGGACGCAAGCGTCCACGAGACTAAGCAAGAGGCGTTTGACATTAACGAATATGTTAAACTATTTGAATATGAATTACAATGACGACTAAACAACTTGCCGAACAACTACGAGAGCTCGCGCGTGAATTGCGTGAGAATTACCAACAAATGAGTGATGATGAGCGGAAGGCAAAAATTGCCACGCTCAATGAGCTGCGTAACAAGTATGATGACTTGAAGCAGATTGAGGAGCTTGCGCAAATCCAACAGGAGACTGACGTCAAGCCCATCACGCAAGGCAACAAGCCGCAGAAGAGCATTGTTGAAGCTATCATCGAGTCCGATGCTTTCAAGCAGGCGCTCACGACGCGTGGGATGCGACCCTATGTCGTGCAGAATGTGACTATCCCGACTCCAACGTACAGCTACACAACGCTCTCCCCCGCGCTTGTTCCGACGTCGCAGTTGGTGGGCACGCTTGTCTCTGTTGGTACGCGTCAAGCAGCTAATACGCTCTATGCGCGTGAGACCACAACATCGCTCAAAGGGTCGGCTGCTCCTCGATCCAAAGGTGCTCCCAAACCGACGACAAACATTACCTATGAATCGGTGCAGTCGATTGCGCAATCCATCGCACACCTCGTCAAGGTGGCGGAGGAAGACCTCAATGACATTGCAGCTCTGCGGCAGACCATCGAGCAACGAGGCATCAATCAGATTTTGGCGACCGAAGAAGACCAAGTCGTGAATGGCAACGGAACAGCTCCGAACCTGTTGGGTATCCTCAACACGACTGGCGTAGTTACTGCTACACAAGGCACTGATACACTCATTGATGCAATTGTCAAGCTCATAGGCACGCTTGAGGGTAACGGTGCCAACGTTACTACAATTGCAGTCAATCCAAGTCGGTGGGCTGACCTCGTGTTGGCGAAGGATACGACTGGTGCCTATCTCAACGTCGTTGTTGACGACCGTTTGTTCGGTGTGCCTATCATTCGCTCTCCGTTTGTCGCAAGTAACAAGGTCATTGTC